ATGCCCCTTACCGACGTAAAGATCAGGCAGGCCAAGCCAGGCGCTGTTGTGCTCAAGCTCACTGATGGCGGTGGGCTTTATCTTGAGGTTCGCCCGAACGGCTCCAAGCTGTGGCGGTACCGCTATCGCATTGCTGGGAAGGAAAACGTATTCGCCATCGGGGCTTACCCGCAGGTGACGTTGGCTGATGCCCGCTCCGAGCGCGATGCTGCGCGTGAGCATGTGAAAGCCGGACGCCATCCGTCCCACGTTCGCCAAACGGAGAAGGCTCAGCAGATTGCTGAGAATCGAAACACCTTCAAGGTAGTTGCCGAGGAATGGATCAATGAGCGCCTAGCTGCTCGAACCGAGGCGTATCGGCGCCAGGCGCGGCGGGTATTCGAGGCTGATGTGTATCCGCGGATTGGGCGCCTTCCGATGCGTGAGATCACCGCGGCGCATGTGCTGGATATCCTCACGCGTATGAGCAAGCGTGGCGCCACGGCCTACGCGCTGCATGTGCGGCAGTGGATATCCGCAGTGTTCCGATTTGGGGTCGCTACGCTTAGGGCTGACGCGGATCCGGCGGCAGCGTTGAAAGGGGCGATCCAGCGCAAGCCGATCAATCATTCCAAGCCGATGGGGGAAGCCGATCTCGCTAAGTTTTACCGCGCGTTGGCCGACTATAAAGGGCATAGGGTGACGGTTATCGCGCTGCATCTGCTGCCAATGCTGTTCACTCGCACGGTAGAGCTGCGGGGCGCTACGTGGTCCGAGTTCGATCTGGATGGCGCGTTATGGGAGATCCCCGCCGAGCGGATGAAAATGCGGCGCAGACACCTGGTGCCATTGCCGCGCCAGGCGGTGGGCCTGCTGGAAGAGCTGAGGCACATAACGCCCGGCGATCTGCTATTCCCGGGCCTGCGACACCCTGACAAGCCGATCAGTGCGACGACGCTCAACAGGGCGCTTGAGTACTTGGGTATGGATGGCTGGCATTGCCACGACTTCCGCGCAACGGCTTCGACGCACCTGTACGAGTCGGGGCGGTGGCGTAGCGAGGTGATAGAGCTCCAGCTGGCGCATGCGGAGCGGAGCAGTGTGCGGGCAGCTTACAACCATGCGCAGTATCTGGATGAGAGAGGGGCTCTGATGCAGCATTGGGCGGACTATCTGGGTTCGATCGCTGCCTCTTAAGCGCGTTGCAATTGATTGCAAACCACATCCTGTAGCGTTTGCTACGTGCGGATACTAGCGTTTGAAAACGGAGAAGCTGTGCAACTCTCAGTCTGTGAGGCAGTCTACGCTACGTGTGCCGAGCGTCTGATGACATGGTTAGAGACACATAAAAAGCTAGCGTGACTGTCACGCGTATTGTTAAATACGCAACGTACAACGTGTTGTAGCTTGTCTGAGAACGATGTTTTCCAAGCGTCAAGCGTTGAAAAAACTGGCCTTTTAATTCCTAACCACGCCCTGTCGTGGTTTTTTGCGCCCTGTAGAAGGGCTATAGTGAATCTAGGGCTAGGATCCAGCTTTGCTGGATCAAGAGCATACCGGCTGTGCCGGAAAGGAGAGAGTCATGGGCAACGCATTACCGAAAGCTGACCGTATCTACATACCGCCGCGCGACAAGTCTAAGGTGGCAAAGGCGCGTCCGGCAGAAGGCTATTATGACGTCCAGCTCAACAAGGCTTTTTGCATTGCTTTCCATCGCTATGAAAAAGCTATGGAAGATCTGTCTAAGGTTTGAGTGAATGAAAGGTAACGGAGCACAGATTGTAGAGGTGATCGAAGGTATCCGTTACCTCACCGTGGATGCCCTCATCCATATCAACGAACAGCTGATCACGCTGCAGACCCCAGGGGAGCGTATAGGTGTGCTGAAAATGGGCGAGCTTAGCTCTTCTCAGCAGCGCCCGGCTCAACATCGGTACTACGAGCAAGAAGACGATATGTACGTTCTTGCTGCGGTGCTCATGGAAAGTCTGATCAGAAACCACCCATTTGAAAACGCAAATAAGCGCACCGCTGCCATGGCTGGTGCGCTTTTTTTGTTAATCAATGGCTACGAGCTGACTGCCCCTGAGCACGAGCTGGTGGAGATCATGGCAGGGGTGGCGAATCGTGAATACGACGTCGTGGAGCTCGAATCGTGGCTTTCCATGTGGAGCCGAGACTTTGACACGAATGCGCTGAATGACCACAACTCGTGGGTCGACCTGTTTGGCGCCCCTCTGGCTGCAGCATCAGAGAATTGAGATTTGAGGGGTGTTTCAGCGATCACCCGACCGATCTCTTTAGGCCGCCTTTCTGGCGGCCTTTTGCTTTTCTACCCATCCCTGAATTTCGATCTGCGACCAGCGCGAGTACCGTCCGAGCTTGATCGGCGGGGGGAAGGCTTCGGCTGCGATCATCTCGTAGATCGCTGATTTACCCAGCCCCACCTGGCGGCAAACCTCCGGCAGCTTGATGAGGATGTCGATCGGCTGGTTGCTCATCGCCGCTTCCCTCCCTTGCGATGCTTCTTGGTGCCGCCATGGCAGGTCAGGCGGTAGCTGATGAACGTGGCCAGCTCTCCGATCTCGGCTTTGATGTCGTCGATGATGGCGCCCATGATCGCGTCCACCTCCTCAAAGGTGGCGCGCTGGATGGTGCGAGAGTTGTCGGCGTGGGTCTTGCCGTCTGGCGTCTTGACCAGCCATTCCATCGTCCAGCGCTGCGGCTTGCGTGGCAGGCGGCCGCTGACCTTGGCGGTGTCGTTGGGCATTTCGGTGCTGTAGAAGATGGAGTAGGTCATGCCGCATCCTCCCCGAATGCGCCTTCGTCACACAGGCCGTAAGCACTACTACAGGATTTGGCATCCTGCTCGCCCGCCGTCGCGATTAGGTCGTACTGCAGACCGCCGCGGGTCGTCCGCGCCCACTCAACCGTTTTGCGGATATTGGCCATTGCCATGACCTGCTCAGGGCTGTTTGCCTTCGTATGGCTCCGTTGATGCTTTCCGGTCGAGGCCGCGAAGAACGTAGCGCCGCCGCGTTTGCTGGCTTGGCGGACCAAGTCCTCCCAGCGCTCGATGCGGTCAATGTGCTCCGGCCACCGGGCGGCGATCTCCCTCAGCTCTCCCTTTCGGCAATTGATGCATGGCATGCATCCGACGCGGCCGGCACCCATTGAGTACAGGGGATTAGGCTTTATGCCCATGTACCGGTGGGCCTCGAACACTGTTGCCACGTCCCATTTGAGAATGGGGCGATAATTGTAAAGGCCGCCGCCCAATGCTTCGCATTCCGGTAGATAGCGGCGCGCATCCGATTCATCGTGGCGAACACCCTGCCAAGACATGATCATGTTCTGCCCATCCATCAATGGGAGCATGACCTGCTCGATGATGACGTTACGCTTTAGCTCCTCGGTGCAGAACTGGGCCTTGCGGCTGGGGAAGCGGCCCTTCCATAGGCAGAGGTCCAGAAATGGAATGCCAGTTGGGTGAAGCACCTGCAGCGCCGCCTCGATTATGCTTTCCGCTACGCCTTCGGCGCGCCATTTCGACTCTACGAACGTCCGCTTCCGTGCTATCTCGGCACTGAAATCTGCACTCCGCCGCTCAATGGTGACTCCGGTCATCCGTTCAAGGTAATCAATGTACTCGAGCGTCAACTCGTGTTCGTTTCCGGTATCAGCGAATACGCCGCGAAGATTGGGTGCCTCCATCGCTACGGCCAGTGCCAAGAGCGCGCTGCTGTCCTTGCCTCCCGAGACGCTGACGACGTTGTGCAGCTCGCCAAGCAGGGTGTTGGTTGGTTGGAACGGCCAAGAAGGGGAGCCACCCTCGGTTACGTGAATCAGTGCTGTCATGCCGCATCCTCCCCGAGCTGCTGCGCGCCGAGGTTGGCACGGACGAGGGCGGCGGCTACCGGTGGGCAGACGCTGTTGCCGCACATACGAACCTGCGCTGCCTTGCTGAGCTTCTTGCCGCCGGCGGTGCGGTCGTGGATGTAGTCGGCCGGGAAGCCCTGGGCGGCGAACAGTTCGTGCGGCTCGAGCATGCGCATGCCGATGTCCACGATCTGGTAGGGCTCGCCCTTGATCATCACGAGCGCGTGCCGGTCCTTGGTGGTGATGGTGTGCAGCGGGTCATGCAGCTGCTGGCCGTCGCCGGTGCCGTAGTACTTGAGCAGGAAGGCCCGCACTTCGCCTATGTGCCCGCCAGTGGTGAGGGTATGGATCGGCTCGCGCAGGTCCTGGCCGATGCAGTTGTTGCGCAGCTTCACCAGGTGGCTGGTCACCAGTGCGTTGTGGTCGACGGTGGTCGCGGTGGGCAGCGGGCTTTCCACGCTGCTGCCTGGGCCGGTGTAGTTGCCGCGGTAGTGCTTCGCGAGGAAGGCCGCGACGAGCGCGTGCTTGTTCCCGCCCGCGACGCAGGTGCCCAGCGGCTTGTCCAGGCCCGGCACGCGTGGCGCCTGGCCCTTGCGCTCCCCGTAGCCGACTTGCACCAGGGTGGGCGCTACAACCGCGAAGTGGCCACCTTTTACCTGGGCGCAAATGGTGCGCAGCGGCGCGCCGGCCGGCATGTTGCGCTGCGTGCTGCCGTTGGCGTGCTCTGTGATGAAGGGCGCGAGCGTTGGCACGACAAGCCCTGTGCCGAGCTTGCTGGTGATGGTTTGCAGGGGCTCATCCAGTTGCTGCCCCCGGAAGAAGTCGTGCCCGTGGTTGACCTTCACGAGAAACGGCTGGGCTGATTGCAGCACATAGCGCTGAATACCCCGGGCGATGCGCCGCAGCGTCGCCTCGGCAAGCGGACGCTTGCGGTCGAAGATGCTCGGGCAGGGCAGCGACCAGTCGATGATCTCCGCGGCGGTGCGCCAGGGCTTCAAGCGCTTGGTCTTGACCGCTTCGCTCGCCGGGTCCCCGTGGGTGGGCTCGGGCCAGACGATGGGCTGGCCGTCGCAACGGGCGATGAGGAACAGTCGCTTGCGGATGGTCGGGGCGCCGTAGTCGCAGGCGCGCAGCTCGCGCCAATCCACCTGGTAGCCGAGGCGGCGGAGTGCGTTGACGAAGCTGGTGAAGGTGCGGCCCTTGTTCTTCGGGCAGGGTCGGCCGTCGGTGGCCAGCGGCCCCCACGTCACGAACTCCTCGACGTTCTCCAGCATGATGACCTTCGGTTTCACCGTGGCGGCGTAGCGGATGGCGACCCAGGCGAGCCCGCGGATCTCCTTCGTCACCGGCGCGCCGCCCTTGGCCTTGCTGAAGTGCTTGCAGTCCGGGCTGAACCAGGCGAGGTCGACGGGGCGACCGTCGACGATCACGCGCGGGTCAACCTCCCAGACCGATTCGCAGAAGTGCCGGGTGTGCGGGTGGTTGATGTCGTGCATGGCCACGGCTTCGGGGTCGTGGTTGACGGCGATGTCGACAGGGCGGCCAAGGCCCTGCTCGATGCCCGTCGAGGCGCCACCGCCGCCAGCGAAGTTGTCGATGACCAGGCCGTTGAAGTTGAACGCCGGCTGTGGGTGGAGGCGGTAAAGGTTATCCATGGCATGCACCTGCAGGCAGGTACGGGAGAACCATGCCGTTATTAGGAGGACTAACGCCTACACTTGACGATCCAAGGCTACGGAGATGAGCCAGGCTTCGATTCCAATAACGTGCAGCTATAAAGGCGTCAGTTTCGAGATCATGTTTCGCCTGCAAATGCAGGATGGTAGCGGGGAGAGCTGGTCTTACAGTCTTCGCTTCCCTCCTGGTGCATGTGATAACCACCCCGAAGACTTCTGTTGTTTGCAGTGGTACGGGGATGAACTTGAGGCATATAACGAGGCGCTGAACTGGGCTTACCGCTACATCAATGGACGCCTGGGGCTGGATGATGATTTGGAGTCTGCTTGCCCCAGCCAAAGTGCTGGGCCGGGCAAGCTTCCGAAGGTCTGAGGCTACTGCCGCAAGTGCGATAGACATGCTGTTCCCCTCACATGCACTGCGGCGCCGGGGCGCCTGTGTGTTCGGCGTCGACGCGCTCCCAGGTGGAGCGAGCGCGGGCGCGGTGGGTGGACTGCATCAGCTCGAGCAGGCGGTTGTGGTAGTGCAGGAATGCCCGGGAGGGCGTCCAGTTCTCCAGCGGCCTGGCGAGCGGGGTGACGCCGGCGAGGCATTCCCATTCGCCAGCGTGCTCCGGCATGAGCTGGGCGCGCTCGGTGGCGAGGGCGATCATGTCGGCCTCGTGCACGCACGCGGGCAGTTCCGCTTCGAGGTGAAAGTGTTCGCAGATGGCCAGCCAGACCTTGCGCTCGACCTCGTCGTACAGCGAAACCAGGCTCTGCCCTGCATAGAACTCGCGCATGCCGAGCTTGAGCGGGCGCACCATGTCGCCGACGTAGGCTTCAGTGGCGTCGTGGAGCAGGGCGGCGAGCTGGTGTTCGGCCGGGACGATGCTGGCCACCAGCAGGCTGTGCTGCGCGACCGAGTAGTGCCGGCTGGTGTGGCCGTTGAAGCGGCAGAGCTGCGACAGGGCGTGGGCGATGTCCAGCGTGCAGACCTGGTCGGCCTTGGGCGCGAGCAGGTCGAAGCGGCGGCCGGAGCGGGTGAGAATCCAAGTCATTGGTCACCTCCCGACTTCTTGCTTTCAACCATGGCGATGGCGGCGGCGTAGGTCAGCACGCGGCGGGGGCTGTGATTGAAGGGGCCTTCGTGATGGGTCAGGACGAGCGCGTCCGGAGGGACTGCCATGTGCGGCTGCCAGTTATCCACGATCTTCTTGAGGCCAAGCGCCGCAGCGATGGCTTGGGCATTCGTGGTCTTCCCGCAGCCCTTCGGGCCGAACACGATGTAGCTTTTCTGGCTCATGGCATCACCTCCGCTTGAAGGGCCGGCACGGTTTGCCAGTAGCGGGCGAACAGGGCGCGGGCGTGGCCGGAGAGGCGGTGGCAGATATTCGCCTGGTCGTGTGAGCCGAGGCCGGCGAAGGTGTTGGCGGCCAGGGTGAGCTTGTCAGCGATGGTCACGAGCTGGTTGGCGTCGTCCTCGGTGATGATGCGGCCGAGGTACTTGTCCAGCTCGGCGCGGCAATCGTCCAGCTCGGCGGTGGTGGCTTCCAGTGCCTGGGCGGCGTTGAGGCGGCTGATGGTGAGGTGGTGCTTGGCCTCGTCGACCTCGCGGCGGGCCTTCTGGAGTTCATAGCGGTGGGCCTGCAGGCCGCGCTGGTAGCCGATGTCCAAGCCCTCGCGCTTGCCTTTACGCAGGCCTTCATAAAAGCCGAGGCCGAACACGATGCCCATGGCGGCTACCGAGCCCAGGAGGGCGATGATCTGAAAGGTGGTGAAGTTCATGTGCTGTGTCCCGTTTGAGCCCGCCGGCTGGTGAGGCCGGCGGGGTGGTGGTTGGTGCTACTTGCCGAGAGAGAAGGTGCCGATGGTGAGCGGCACCAGGCCGCCGACTTCCTGCTCGAGCACGTCCTTGAATTCCTGGGCGAAGGCTTCGCGCTGGGCTTCCTCCCCGACCCACCGGAGTTTCAGGAGTGGCTCGTCGCGGCCGGTGATGACGGACAGGCGCAGCTTGATATCTGCCACGTCCAGCCCTTCGAACGGGACGGTGGTGAAGATGAAGGCGGAGGGCAGGGTGTCCTGGCTCTTGGCCTCGATCTCGTCCATGGCCGAGCGGCTGGCGGAGAAGTCGCCGACGTTGCTGTCGCGCTGGCTGGTGGCCTTGATGACCATGCGGCGCACAGCGTTGATGGCCTGCAGCATCGGCAGAGTCGCCTCGCCGTCTTGGGCCTCCAGGTTGGGCAGCCAATCCTCCAACCATTCGGCGAGTTCCTTCTGGCTGAGCGGCTTGCCGAGCACAGCCTGGAGGGCGGAATAGGCGGCGGTAGGCTTGAGGGTGAGCACGGCTACGTCATCGCCATGGCCGGCGGCCCCGGGTTCGCCCAGGTTGAAGATGACGGCGGCGCGCATGGCGTCCTGATCGATGAAGCCGCGCGCGGCAGCCGGTGCGTTGTCATCCACCACGTCATGGCGTTCGATGTACTTGATGAAGTCCTGCAGGGAGTGGGTTGCCATGGTGCCGCGGAAGCGGTCGCGCATCAGCTGGAATGCTTCCAGCGACTGCAGGCGAATGCCCTCGGGCAGTACCGCCACGGAGGTGCCGTCCGCAATTGTGATCGGCTTGGCTGCCGCGATCACGGCCTGGGACTCGATGTGTTGGATGGCTTCTTTGCTCAGCGACATGCTGTGTCTTCCTTTTGGTGAGTGGGGCTTGGTGAAGCGGGTCAGACTTCGCGGGGCACTACGGGCGCCTGCTCGCGGGTGAACATCTGGTCGGTCGGGCTGGTCTGGAACAGCTCGAGGCCGTTCTCGGTGACGTACATGGGCGTGTCGAGGGAGGTGTCCTCGCGTTTCTTGCCGCGCTTGGTGGGTTGCACGAAGTCCAGCGTGTGGCTGACGGTGACCTGGTTGCTCTGGCCGATCTGCTTGAGCTTGAACTTGAGCGTCACCTCGCCGGGCTTGCCGTGGTCGACCACGCCGGCGGCGACATCGGAGAGCGCGCGGCCGACCTGCTGGGCGAATACGCTGGCGTTGAGTGAGTTGATGAACTCGGCGGTATCGGTGGATTTCATGGCGTGCTGTGCCTCTTTGGTTGCCCTTGGTGGGGGCGGGTTATGCCGCTTGCGCGGCGGCGGTTTGATCCAGCCAGTCGGCCAGATCGTGTAGGTAGATGACCCATGGGCTGCGGTTGGAGCTGGGGTCGAGCTGCCGGATCTTGAGGTTGAGCTGGCCTTCGCGGACTTTGCGACGTAGGTGCTTGACCGTGGTGATATGCGGCAGGTGGTCGTTGAGCAGCTGTTCGGCGGTGATGTAGCTACCGGCGTAGCGGCTGCGCAGGGTGTCGAGCGTGGTTTGCGGTTGTGGCTTCATGGCTGCACCTCCCCGCGCCCCGCCGGGAGGCGCAGGCGGATCATTTCGGTGATGCCCTCGATGGTCTTGCCGGCCTGCCGGTCGACCACGCTGCCGGTGCCGTCTGTGATGACGCAGGCGAACGGTGCGGCCTGCTCCGGGGTGAGCGTGACGTGTGGCAGGTAGCCGGTCGGCAGCACGGCGAACAGGGCGCACCAGAGGCGGCCGAGGTCGTCCGCGTGGGGCTGGTTGGTTTGCAGGAGGGCGATGGCCTCCGAGCAGGCGCCGCGCAGCACCTTGGCGGGTACCACCGTTGGGTGGTCCAGGTGCAGGCTGGTGAGCTTGAGCGCGCCGATCGCGTGTTGGGTGGCAGAGGTGGTCATGCGGCGTCGTCCTTCTTGGTGACGGTGATGCCCAGCTGATCGGCCAGCCAGGCGATGCCGGCCTCGGTGGCCATGACGACGCCGTAGTGCGTGTAGCTGTTGATGGCCGGGTTCCAGCGGCTGCGGGTGTCGACGAACAGCCGGCCCTGGCCGCGCTCGCTGCTGATCAGCTCGCCGGCGTGGTTGAGCAGGCCAAGCTCCCGCATACGGGCGCGCAGCTTGCGCGGGCCAATGCCGAGCACGGCAGCGGCCTGGTCGAGGGTGCGGTTCATGGTGGCGGGCCTCAGGCTGTGGGGCTGGTGGCCAGGGCGGCGCGGAGCATGGCGTGCCACTGACTATCCGGGCTCTCGCCATAGCCGTCTTCGTAGCGCTCGGTTGCAGCGTGGAATGCCTCGCGCATGGCCTGCGTCGGCTCCATAGGCACCAACTGCCATCCGTCTTGGGTGTTGGCGGCCTGACGTTCGCCTAGGAGCTGCGCATAGGCGTCCAGCAGCATTTCAATTCCGCTGCCGCCAAATGGCCCGAAGATGTCGGCGCAGTAATTCCAAGCGACCAGTTCGCCTTGGTTGCCTTCGCTTAGGTATTCCCAGTCGCCCACCTCGTTCTTGCGGACCTTGATGCCGTCGATTTCGAACGTGTCAGCAGCTGCATTCAGTTCATGCGCCGCGGCGTTGAACGCTGCGGTTGCCGCATCCAGATCGCTTGAGTCGGCCAGCTGTTCGAGCTGAATGGCGTTCCAGGCGGACGCGGCAGCGGCCTCTGTTTCATGCATTTCGGTTTTCTGGCAGTCGCCGTGCCGGCACTTCACGCCGTTGACGAAGCGTGTGGGCCCGGGCTCCGTCTGGCGCCGGTCGGCATAGTCGTAGGCGATCGCCGGCCCGTTGCACTTGGTGCATGGCCGCAGCGGCGCAGGTGCTGTGCGCTGCGGAATGGCCTCGGCCGTATCCAGCGTGCCGTTTGCAACTGCCTCGATCCAATCGGCCAGGTGCTGGGCGTTGGCGCCGTCGTTGCGCTGGAGGGTCATGCTGTGGCGCTGCTCGCGCATGAACAGCACGGCGAGCAGATGATCGCCGCTGTCGCTGGTGAATGGCTCGATGCTCAGCTCGGCGCGCAGCTCGCGGGCGGGCTGGGTGAGCAGCAGGGTTTCGCTGCCGGCCTGGCTGGCGAGCATGCCGAGGGCCGCTTCGCTGCCTCTGGTGAGGGAGAAGGTGCTCATGCGCAGTCGCCTCCGAACGGGCCGAAGCTCTCGAAGGTGGGGCGGATGTGGCGCTTGAGTTGAGCCGTGCGCAAGGTGACCTGTGCGATCAGGCCGGTTTCACGCTCGATGCGGCGTACGGTGAAGGGGTTGGATGCCGCTGCCGGGTGCAGAAAGACCGGGCAGCGGGTGCTGCTGTGCTGTGCTGTGTCCATTGTCGCGATCCCGTGGTGAGGGGGTACGCGAGAACAATACGCTGGCGTATTGGGGCTGTCAATGCGTAAACGAATAGGTGCTTCGGCGAGCGGCCCTTAGAGCGAGGATTCAGAGCAGCGCTCGGCAGAGCACCAGCGGACGTGAACGCTGCCATCCGGACGCGCGGTAACGGCGACGCCATCCGATTGTTGGATTTCGTCCAGAAGGCGCTCCCAGTCTTCGGGCCGGTCATCCTGCTGCGGGGCTAGATTGGCCTGACATTCGCGCTGGGCGCGTGGTGTGGTGATGGTGCGCTTTACCCGGCGCACAAGCCGTTGGTAGGTCGAGAGCTGCGATGGGTGGGTGAACGATGCTGGCCCTTGCATGAGAATCCTCCTGACTGCTGTATCTTTGCACAGTAGTTGGGGTGGGTGGTGCGGGCAACAGCTTGACGTGGTGGCGTGGCGCCACATGTAAAGAAAGCGAACAGAAGAGGGATTACGGTTCTGCGTACTATTTACAGCCCCGCGCGGTGCGGGGCTTAGGGCTGGGACGTTATTCTGCTTCAGTGATGAATAACTTGTGCAGCTCATCCTTCCTGTAAACAGGGCGTGCCCTTACACGGAGCGAGCCGTGTGAGTCCAGCGCCCTCGTGTATGCATTGCCGGGCTGCTTCAGTGTGACGTCGTCAACTTTGCCATTGACCAGCCCTTCAAGCCCTTCGACCTCGAGTCGGCAGGCGCCGGTATCAAGACTTAACGAGTGAAGGCGCGTCACTACAAAGTCGTTTGGTTTTCCCACAACGAGCTCCTCATCAGATCTGATCGCTAGCGCTTCAGCCTCCGTCACAACCACGGGCTCGTCCAGCTCTGGAAACTGAGTCATTTTGGAACAGCTGAACCCAACTGGTTGTAATGCTTTCCTCAGGTTTGGCTGAGCAGCCTGGACAAGCGAGGGGAGGGTATCGATCAGCTTCTCGTGCAGGCTCGCCAGCTGATCGTTTGCCTTGATCAGGCCGTTGGCTAACAGCGCCTTAAGCTCTGCGTCTTTCTCGGCTTGTGCCTTGATGATATCTGCCAGCTCGTTCACGTTACCCTGCCCGGACAGCTTGTCCTTTATGAATCCCATCACCTTTGCGATCAGCCAGTCCATAGCTGTCTTGTAGACGTCAGCAAACGCGGGGATTTGGTGGACGGCACCTGTAAGTATAACCAGTAGTGACTCATGCGACCCCTTTTCTGCGGGCATCGTGTAGCACCGTAGGTCGGATTGGCTGCGGGGCTTTAGCACTTCTCCGTGCATACAGTAATGGGCTACGAGCCGGTAGAGTCTAGCGTTACCTTCAAGGGCAGTAGAAAACTGAAGGGTATCAAGAATGTGCTTGTCTGCATCCAGACCGTCGAACTTCAAGCCCATCTCTGAAACTGAGCCGGGTAGTGCCTTGTTCAGCATTTTCGCTCCTTGTAGATCGGTCGCTCAGCCCTTGAAACCATCGGGTTGCTCGACGCTTGATGTCGCTCTTCTCTCTTCTACTTGCCCCGCAACACCGGCATATTCCGCATCGCCTCTACGGCACTCCTTGCGTGGCTGCCAGTGAGGACTTTCTGCGACACGGAGATGCCTTAATCCAGCAGCTCGTGCGCATTAGTTTTCAGTTAGTGCGGAGGACGATGGTTTCACCTTCTCGGTGGGTTGATATGAGGTAACCCTTGGATCTGATGTTATCCGGTTGGTCAAACCCTGACCTTGCTCGGTGGCAAGATGGCGCCAACGTAGTGGATGGTCTCGATCTGCTCGATGGGAATGGTGCGGCGGCCGAAGGCGTCGTTGACGGACATGACGCTGACCTCGGTGTCGTTGGCGTAGAGCAGTTCCTTGACCATGCTTTCTCCGCTGGTGAGGGAGATCAGCACGTATTCACCTGGTACCCATGAGTGGTTGGGTTCGCAGACGGCGATCCACCCGGAGCGGATCGCCGGGGCCATCGAGTCGCCACGCAGCCGTAAGGCGTAGGCGTCAGGATCGCGAGAGGGTACGTCGACCACTCCGTCGTCGCCATCCAGCGCGTACCAGTAGCCTTCGTTGCCCAGCTGGGCGGTCCCGACGATCTTGATCGGGCGATAAGGGGTGACGATTTCCGGCCCCGGCTCAAGATCATCGGACCTCGATGCTTCCTTCGCGCCGGAGGCGTTTGGGCCGCCGTGCCGCAGCCAATGCGCATTAACGCCGAGCGCCTTGGCGATCTTCTCGACGTTGCCCTGGCGGGGGTCTTGCGACTCGCCAGTGATGATTCTGTGGATGGTCGGCTGCGATACGCCGGAACGGCGTTTCAGCTCGCCTTCTGACCAGCCAAGCTCTTCCAGCTTCGCGGCCAGGCGCTTGCCTATATGCATGGCTGCTTCCAATTCAAAAACGTATTGCCGAGTGTATTGATTCGTTCAATACGTACGCGTATTATCAATTCCAATGCGAATGCGCATAGGAATTGGCGATGACCATCAAGAACATGATCGAAGGGCTTATCGAGCTGGGTTACACCCAAGGCTCCATCGCCGAGGCGGTGGGCGCCACCCAGCCTACGATCCACCGCGCGCTTAATGGCTCGGATATTCGCTACACCACAGGCAAGGCGATCGAAACGCTTTATGCACAGAAGGTCGGAGGTTTGCCTGCCGAGCCACGTGAATCGGCCGCCCCTCGTAAATCAGCGGCCTGACCACTCACGAAGGCACACCCAGCCGGGACTCACGAGAATTCAGGCAGCGGGAACCAGCTCCGGAAGCCTCACCAGCAGACCGGAGCCGGCAAATGGCAAAGACCAGAGCAATAAACCTGTCGCCACGGCGGCAGGTGGATGTAGAGGCTGGAATCAAGGCGCCCACTCACCAAGTAAGAGCCTTGACCCAGCGGTCCGGGAGACGGGTACCACCCCTGACTCCCTCAACAGCAACCCCGGTGGACACAGCACGTATACGACCGGGGTTTTTGCTGCTGTGGCCATAGGATAGGGCGTTGCCCTGGCCTATGGCTATGGTAGCCAGCGGGGTTTACTACCAATGCGCGCTACTACGCTTGAGCACGGGCCGCTTACCACTCTGGAAGCGGCTATCGACAAGGACGCCCGCGAGGCGATCCGTGGGGGCCACAAGGCCGTTTGCGCCATTCTGGAAGAGCCGTATGGCCCGTTTCAGAAGCGCCTTTCCTGTTCCTACCCTGACCACCATCTGCATGCGGACGATGTGGAGCGCGTGATTGCGCTCGTGCAGGGCCCGGCCGTGCTGGCGTGGTTCGAGCAGGTGTATGGGGTGGTGAGCTTCAAGCCGACGCCGGTACCGGCCACGCGCGATGCGCTGAAGGCGCTGGGCAAGCTACTGCAGGCCGAAGGCGAGTTCGTGGGCAGCCTCCATGACGGCGCAGCGGACAACGTGTGGGAGGCGCACGAGGTCGAGACCCTGCGCGGCCATGCGAACCGGATGATCAGCGAGATTCTCGGGATCGTGGCCGGCGCTGAGCAGGCCATGAAGGAGCGGCGCCATGGATGAGCATCTGATCGAACGGGCTCAGCGGGAACAGGACGAGGAGCTGCGGCGCATTATCGCGAGCCGTGTGCAGTACCAGGGCGAGAGCCTGACCGAATGCGAAGGGTGCGGCGGTGAGATTCCGCAGGCCCGGCGCGAGGCGGTGAAGGGGTGCCGGATGTGCACCGACTGCCAGGCGTTCGCGGACAAGATGAGTGCGGGGGTGCGCCGTGGTTGATCAATTAGGCCTTGCCGATGCGTTCGCGGTATTCAGTAGCCTGGAATCCGAAGCTCTGAACCAACTCTCCGTATTCCTCGAGTTCAATCCGAAAGGTCGTTACTGCATCTTCGTGGGCTGGAATGTCACCGGCCTTCAGCGCGCCGGCAGCGGTGTTGACCGCAGCCCAGGCCCTAGCAAAGCAGGCTTTGATCTGGAGCGCTGTGGCAACACTTTGGTGGTCAGGAAGCTGGTAGACAGGATAGTTCTCCAATTCGTTAGCAACACTCGCAAGGGCGTCCGGATGGTACTCCCGCATGAGGACCTCATACCACGTATCACCTGTGATAGCGGTGTGGACAGATCGCAGCCGCTCCTCTGCAAAATCAGCGATCGCGCCGAGTGCATCAAACAGCTGGATTGCCTGCTCGTGGCTCCGGATCGAAGCCTCTTTTCGCATCATGCGGTTCTGCTGAAATGGGACGGCAAGCGCAATCACCAAAGCGATGATTGTGCCGACGGCCTGCGCCCAGCTAGCCGTGCCCGGATGTTGCTCGAACCAAACAACAAGCCATTCCATAGCGCCTCACTGCAGCTCCTCAATCGGATCGCCATGGTGCATGACTGGAGAGGGGGCGCCAATGCCTGAGCGCGTACCTCTCACCCTGGCCGATCTCCCCGAGCTGCTGCAGTACATCCCCGCCGATGACCGCGACACCTGGTTGCTGGTGGGCATGGGCATCAAGGCGGAGTTCGGCAATAACGGATTCGATGCCTGGGATACCTGGAGTGCCGGTGCTGACAGTTACAGCACGGCGGATGCTAAGACGGTGTGGCGCTCGTTCCGCAAGGCGGGCACGGGCATGGGCACGGTGATCAAGCTGGCGAAGGACAACGGCTGGCGACCACGCCGGGAGCCGATCACCGCCGAGGAGAAGCGCCGGCTGAATGCCGAGGCGGAAGCGCGGCGGGCAATGCGGCAGGCGGAGATCGAGGCGGACGAGGCGAGGGCGCAGGTGATGCGCGAAGCCGTGGCCGCGGCCTCCGAGTTGATCTGGACGAAGCACTGCAAGCCGCAAGGCGAAAGCCCCTACCTGGAACGCAAGCAGGTGGGGGCTTTTGGCGTTGGCTACTTCCATTACACCGTTGTGCTTTCCATCGATGACGAGCGGCAGCGCTGCGACGTGTGGGTGGGGAGCGAGGTGCGCGAGTTCTTCGCCGCCATGCCCAAGCCCCGGCCGGATTCGCTGTCGTTCCTGATGTTCAAGGCGGGCAGCATTGCCATTCCGCTGCGCGATGCGGCGGGGAAGCTGTGGAGCCTGCAGGCGATCAACGAGCAGGGCACGAAGCTGTTCCCGAAGTACGGGCGCAAGGCGGGTTGCCGGCATGTGCTGGGCGAGCTGGACGGCGCGGCGGTGATCGGCGAGGCCGAGGGTTACGCGACGGCGGCGAGCGTGCATATGGCGAAGGGCTGGCCGGTGGCGATGGCGCTGGACTCCGGCAACATGCCGGCGGTGGCGCGTGACCTGGCGGCGCAATGCCCGGATGCCCTGCTGGTGGTGGCCGGTGACGATGACCCGACGAAGCCGGGCAACCCGGGCCGCAAGAAGGCGGAAGCGGCGGCGGGTGAGGTGGGTGGCATTGCTGCCTTCCCAACCCAGCCGGCCGAAGGCGGGGCAGGGCAGGACTGGAACGATGTGCATGTGGCGTGGGGGCTGGAGGCAGTAGCGCAGCAGCTCGACGCGGCTGTTGCCGCTGGCACGCCTTCCCCGACCCCATCCGCTGACGAAGCCGCTGCGCCGGCCGGCTCCTCCGACAACGGGGGGCAGGGGGCGGGCTTTACAGCGGAGCAGGTCCTGCGGCGGTTTGCGTTGGTGGAAGGCACCACGCACGTCTGGGACCAGGACAAGAAAGCGGTGATGAAGAAGACCGCGTTCGAGGCGCTGGTGACGAAGCCGCTGGCGAAGGCCTGGGCAGATGACGTGGCCAAGAAGCTGATCGGCGCGGATACGGTGCGCGAGCTGGAGCAGGCGCGCCGGATGGCGGGCAAGAAGGCCACGGCGCTTGGGATGACGCCCATCGACCGGTATGTGTACATCGACGGGACGAAGGATGTGTGGGACCGCGAGAAGAAGCGGCGCATTCCGGAGGGCGCGGTGAAGATGGCGCTGGGCGATGCCTATGCGCTGTGGCTGAACTCGGCCGAGCGCCGCACGGTGGATGTGGACCACATCGTGTTCGACCCGACGATGACGAAGGACCCGGCCGTGTACATCAACACGTTCGAGGGGCTGCCGTTGGAGCCGGTGCGCGATGACGCGGCGTGCGAGAACCTGCGCTGGCTGATCTCGTTCCTGTGCAACCACGAGGCGGAGCCACTGGACTGGCTGGTGAAGTGGCTGGCCTTTCCGCTGCAGCACCCGGGCGCGAAGCTGGACACGGCGGTGCTGATGCATTCGGTAATGGAGGGCTCGGGCAAGAGCCTGCTGTTCGCCGATACCTTCGGGGCGCTGTATGGGCCTTATGCGGCGACGGTGGGCCAGACGCAGCTGGAGTCGAACTTCAACGCGTGGCAGAGCCGGAAGCTGTGGGCGGTGTTCGAGGAAGTGGTGAGCCGTGACCAGCGGTACAACCAGGTGGGCAAGATCAAGCATCTGATCACCGGCAAGACGGTGCGGATGGAATCCAAGTTCATCAATGGTTGGGAAGAAGCCAACCATATGAATGCGGTGTTCCTTTCGAACGAGATCCTGCCTTGGCCGATCAGTGAATCGGACCGGCGCTTTCTGGTGATGTGGCCGTTGGAGACGTTGCCGGAGGAACGGCAGCGGGCTATCGGCGCGGAGCTGGCGAACGGCGGCGTGGCTGCGCTTTACGGTTGGCTGCTGGATGTGGACCTGGGCGACTTCAATGAGCGCACGCGGCCGCCGCACACGGATGCCCGGCAGCGGCTGGTGGCGTTGTCGCGTGCTGGCTGGCAGACCTTCCTTCATCAGTGGCAGCACGGCGAGCTTGGGCGCGAGCTCTGGGGCGCGTGCCTATCGACGGACCTCTATGCGCTGTTCCTCGAGTGGTGCCAGCGCAATCGCGAGCATGCGATGAGCCAGACGAAGTTCAGCCTGTTTATCAGCTCCGAGGTGGAGAAGACGCGGTCGATCCCCTGGACGGAGGGGGCGAACCGGCGCTTCGGGGCGTTCTTCTTTCCCAGTGACCCGGACTCTTCCCTGCCCCCATCTATGAGCGCTGCTGCGCTTGGCCAGCATGTGGCGGCCTGGCGGGCGAGTGCGAAATTGGCGGGCTGGGATGTGGACGGCTGGGACCATTTGAAGGGGGCTGCGGCATGAGAATGGCGAAAAGTGTGTTGGGTGTGTTGGGTTGTGTTGGGTTTGGTTTGCGCACCCGGCACAGCGAGAGGCCAGCAGCTGCGCGGCTTTGCGCGTGCTGTGCGGGGTGTGTTGGGTTTGATGTCGCGCGCGCGCGTGCGTGTGTTTTGTTGCAGCCTATGAACGGGGCTGATGCGGAAGGAAAAAATTGCTACGCGAGGACCGAAAAACCCAACAAACCCAACACACCTAACACAGTTGCTTTGAAGGCATTGATTTATAAGGGATTTGAGTGTGTTGGGTTTGTGTTGGGTTGCGGGTTTTGTGTCGGGTTGGGGGGCAGAGCATGATCGAGGCCATGGAGGTGCTGTTGCAGGCGTGGGGCCGTGAGGTTGTGAACCCCGCTCTGGATGTGGCCATCGCCTCGCCGCTGGGGCGGATGGGTGACGATGCGCCGGGCGGTGTGGGCGGGCATCGCTGCCTGTCGCTGGTGGAGTGCGCGGTGGCGATCAGCCGGGCGAGCCAGGCGGTGAGCATGGCGCTGGATGGTATGGCGAAGGATGCGCCGCTGGGCCTCGGATCGCGTGGCCGTGTGCTGCAGCGGCTGGCGCATGTGCGCTATTGCCAGGGGCCGCAGGCGGTCGCCGTGGCGGAGCAGTGCTCGCGGCTGGGTATCTCGATGCGGACGTATCGCGCGCAGGTGGACGAGCTGCATGCCGAGCTGCAGGCGGAGTGGCCGGTGGCACTGGCGCGGCTGCAAGCGGCGGAGCGGGGCACGGATGCGCATGCGGCTGCGGTGAAGCGTGCGCGGGCTGCACGTGACGTGGCGCGAGAGAACGCCCGGGCCGAGCGCAAGCGGGTGGCTGAGCGCAAGGCTGCTGCCCGTGCGGTGAAAGAGGCTGCGCAGGCCCGCAAGGCGGATGTCGCGTGATGACCGTTCGTCGGGTCAGTTTGGCGCGAACAGCGTTCAACCGTGCTCAAGCGTGTTCAACCGTGTTGAACAGCGCCGCGAAAAACGGGCGGTTGCGGGCGTTGCATGTCGGCTGTAGAAAGTGCCCATGGTTGTAGAGCTGCGCCCGCAGCGATAGCCACCGAGCGACGTGCTGTGTCGCGGCCTGTTCCCCGGCAGGCCAGCCCTCGCAAGAGGGCACCCATTCCAAGGCTCACCCGAAACGGTGGGCCTTTTTCATTTGTGCCGCTGGAGGCGTTGCATGGCTGAGCCAACGAGCACCACGGCAGGCGTTGTGGTGGCAGGTGCGGCCGGTGCCGGCCTGGCGGGATTCATGGCTGGCGTGAACGGCGATGCGGCTGTCGGCGCGCTGCTGGGTGCGCTGGTGTATGTGACGACAACGCATGACCTGCCGATCTGGAAGCGGCTGCTGTTCTTCCTGGTGTCGGCGGTGATGGGCTACCAGTTCGCGCCGGCCATCGTTGAGGCGGAGTTCTGGGGCTTTCGGCCATTCGCTTACCCCGGCCCGGCGGCATTCGGTGCGGCGGTGCTGGTGGTGACGCTGGCATTGGCTGCGATCCGCCGGCGCGGTGTGCCATCGATCAGTGACGGAGGCGCGGATGGTTAGTGCTCTGTTGACTCAGGCGACGTTCCTGATCTGTGCCGTGGTGTTCCTGCGGCTGTTCACGTATCGGCGCGGGGCTTCGCGCTTCCGCCGTGGTGTGTCGTGCCTCGCCGCGCTGGTGATGGGCAGCGCTGGCTCGACGGTCATCTACATCCTCACCGGCGACCTGCGCGTACCTGCTATGGCCTGGCCGCTGGTGGTGCTGCTGGCGGTGTTGGCCTGGGCCATCTGGCAGAGCGGCGGCAACCTGGCTGGCGCGTTTCGTTCGAGCGCGTGGGATGGCGTGGAGCGGCGGCAGCAGGATCGCCGCGCTTCTTTAAGCCCGGTGAGGCGGCGATGACTGGCGCCCCGGAATAGTGCGGGTCCTTCCTGGCGACTTCGCTCAATGCGGCGACGTAGACCGCGGATTTTTCGCAGATTGACGGGCGTATAGGGGGTTCCGCTTCCGGCCTGGCGCTGCGCTGGAGTTGTTCATGCCCTCGCAAAGAGAAATTGCCCAGCATCTGGACATGAGCGAGCGCAACTGCCGAGACGTGCTCAAGTCGCTCGCAATCGACTGGACCTCGGCCACCCTCGACGAAATTCGCACCGCCTACATCCGCGACCTGCGAGAGAAGGCGGCCGGCAGGGGAGGCAGTCAGGTCGAGCTGCTCAATGCGGCTCGGATCGAGGAGTCAACGGTCAAGGCGGCCAACGGCCGACTGGCCTATCACGAGAAACTCGGGACGCTCGTCCCCACGGCTGACGCAACGCTCGCACTCAGCGACTGGGCCAGCTTCGCCAACCGCGAGTACCAGAGCGGATTCGAGAAGCTGATTCAAGAGCTGGAGAACGGCCTGAAAGTCAGCATCGACCGAACCATGGTGGCCCGCATTGCTGAATCTACAGTCGGCCGAATTGGAGGCTATGCGGATAAGCTTGGCCGGCGCCTTGCTGGAGGCCGGCAAGCAATTCAATCCGCCGAAGCAGATAGCGACAGCTGAATACCTGTCGAACGAGTTTTATCTGCCGCCCGAATCGGGCGTGCTCAGCGGCCTCTACGATTTCTATTACACCCCTTATTTCCTTGGTGTAGCCGCTGCGCTGGATGACCCAGCTGTCAATGAAATCGTCTTGATGAAGGCAGCCCAGATCGGCTGGACCTACTTCATGCTTGGTTTCATCTTCAAGCGTGTGCAAGGCCAGCCCATGCCGATCATGGTGCTGTTCGCTAAAGAGGGTGACGGTAAGAGCTTCCACGATGAGAAGCTGGTTCCAGCTGTCAACGCCAACCCGCAGATCGGGCGGCTTATGGACGTTTCCACGGCCAAGAAGCAGGGCAACCGCTGGAACCACAAGTCATATGCCGGCGGCTTTCTCAAGCTGGTCGCCTCCAACTCGCCTGGCAACGTCAAATCGACTTCATCGGTGGGCCTGGCCATCGTCGAAGAACCCGACGACACCAGCGATGACGTGAAGAAACAGGGCGACGCCATCGGCCTGCTTGAAGAGCGCGTCAAGCGCTACCCCGGCGCCAAGTTCGTTGTCGGCGGCACGCCATCGCTCAAGGGGTTTTCCAAGACTGAGCAGCGCATCGAGCAGAGTGATCGCCGAGTTCTACCGATCGCCTGTCACGAATGCGGCGAATCACACGTGCTGGACTTCCAATACATCAGCTGGCTCGAAGCTGACCATGATGCCCAGCCGCACGAGATCTACGGGCGTGCCCTGCCAGATACAGCCGTCTACGCCTGTCCGCATTGCGGCAGTACATGGGACGACTATCAGCGAAAGGAAAATATTCGAAATACCGTCTTCGGAGCGTTTGAGCGAGGCGACCCGTTACGCGGGTGGGTACCGACGCGGCCCTTCCACGGTAAGGCAGGGTTTGAAGAACTGAACGAGCTTTACGCCTGCCTGCCTGGCACAACGCTCGGGGGCCTGGTCCGCGAAAAGCTGGCGGCGGAAAAGCTCGCCGAGAGTGGCGATCTCAAGCAGATCATCAAGTTCGTCAACCAGAAGCAGGGTCGGCCGTACGAGTACAAGTCCGACCTGCCTGACGCAGAAAAGCTGGCCGAGCGTGTCGAGGAGTACGCCGAGCTGCGTGTTCCTGCTGGTGGGCTGATGCTCACCCTTACCGTGGACGTGCAGCACGACCGTATCGCGATCATCCTGCGGGCTTGGGGCCGAGGCGAAGAATCCTGGCTCATTCTCTGGACCGAAATATCCGCTCAAACGGGTACGTCGGACAAGAACGACCCGGTGTGGGAAGAGCTTGATCGGCTGCTGTTCGGCGTCTACGAACACGCCAAGGGTTATCGGCTGCGCATCAGCGCGGCCAGCATCGATGCTTCGGACGGGCAGACGAACGACGCGGTGTACCACTACGTCCGTACCCGCAGGCAGCGGCTATCCAAGCTGCTGGCGATCAAGGGGGCCACCACGCTGGACGCGGAGATCCTCACCGCCCCGCGCAAGATCGACCTCAACACCAAAGCCACCAAAGCAGCGAAGTACGGCCTGCAGGTCTACATGGTCGGCACCAACAAGGCCAAGGACCTGCTGGCCGAGCGCCTCAAGTTGACCGGTCACGGACCAGGCCGGATGCATACCTATGCAGGCGTGAGAGCCGATTACTTCCCGCAGATGTGCGCCGAGGTGAAAGCGCCAAGTCGACGGCATGCGGGCAAGAAGGTCTGGCAACCGAAGGCTGGCGCGGCCCATGAAGCATGGGACTGCGAGACGTATCAGATCCACCTGGCTCGCTACCTGCGATTGCACCTCAAGTCGCCCGCCGACTGGGATGCCGTAGAGGCTGGATTGATGCAGCCGGACCTGCTTGCTGACACTGATGTGGTGCCGGTAACCACGGTCGACAACCTGCCAGCTGCACAAACCACGACCACAAAACCAGCGCCCTCGCTGGCGGAGCTGGGGCGCATGATGAACGGAGACGATTGATGGCAACCCTGCAGCAACTCACCGAGGCACGCGACGCGCTGCACCTGCTCATCACCGGGCAAGGCATGGTGCGAGTCCAGCGTGACGGGAAAATGGTCGAGTTCACCCCGGCAAACCGCCGAGACCTGGAAAGCTACATCACCCAACTGGAGGGCCAGCTCGGCGTCGGCGCGCAAGCCCGGCGGCGGCCGGCACGTGTGATCGCATGAGCAACTTGCAGATCCTGGCGCCGAACGGCCTGCCGGCGCGAGAGCAACTCAGCACCTGGCAGGGCGCCGGTGGCGGCTTCGGTGGCCAACTGGAGCGGTGGCAGCCTCGGCTGCAAACCGTCGACGCGGCGTTGTTGCCGAACCTGAAGTTGGGCAACGCCCGCGCCGAGGACGTGACGCGTAACAATGCGTTCGCGGCCAACGCCGTGCAGATGCACATCGACAATATCGTCGGGCACCTCTTCCGGCTCAGCTACAAACCCCGGTGGCGCCTGCTGGGCATCAGCGACGCTGACGCCCGGGCGTTCGCTCAGGATGTCGAGGCCTGGTGGTTCGAGTTTGCCGAGGACCCGGTCGGCTGTTGGCTGGATGTCGAGCGAAAGCGCACCGCAACGATGATGGTCCGCGAAGCCGTTGGCACCCATACCCGCTTGGGTGAGGTCTCGGCCGCGGCTGAGTGGGTCGAGCGTCGGGGCACCCCCATGCGAACGGCTGTTCGCATGGTGAGCCCCAAGCGAATCGGCAACCCGGGTGATCGCTCTGATACCACCAACCTGCGCGGCGGTGTCGAGTTCGACCGAAACGGTGTGGCCATCGCCTATCACATCCGCCAGCTCAGCACCGGTGGCCTTGGTTTGGGGAACGGTTACGCAAGCGAATGGCGCCGTGTCGAGCGAGAGGCTGCGAACGGCCGGCTCAAGTTCATCCATGTCTTCGAGCCAAGCGAGGACGGGCAGGCCAGAGGGGCCAACCAGTTTCTGTCGGTGCTCGAGCAAAGCCACATGTTGCCAAAGCTGCAGCACACCAAGCTGCAGAACGCGATCGTCAATGCGATGTATGCCGCGACGATCGAGAGCGAGTTGGGTAATGAGGCGGCGCTCGAGCTGATCGGCGCTGGCGAGGAAAGCATTACCAAGATCGCCCAGTACATGATGGCGGTGAACAGCTTCAACAGCGGCAGCAAGCTTTCCCTCAACGGCGTGAAAATCCCGCACCTCTGGCCCGGCGAAAAGCTGCACCTGCAAACCAGCGGCAACGTGGACAACGGGTTTGCCGATTTCGAATCGAGCATCCTCCGCTGGATGGCGGCCGGCCTCAACGTGCCTGTAGAGCCATTTTCGAAGGACTACCGACAGAGCACCTACAGCAGCGCTCGCGCGTCGATGATGGAAGGTTGGCGGTACTACATGGGGCGCCGCAAGGTTATCGCGGCCCGCTTCGCCACCCATCTGTTTGTACTGGCGTTCGAGGAGGCGCTGCAGCGTCGGCTTTTGAAGCTTCCACGCAACGCCACGCGCGGGTTCTACGAGGCGCGTGCCTCATGGTGCAACTGTGAATGGATTGGTGCTGGGCGCCTGGCAATCGACGGTCTCAAGGAAGTGAAGGAGGCGGTACTGCGTATCGAATCCGGCCTGAGTACCTACGAGAAGGAGCTGGCGCTGCTGGGTGAGGACTACCAGGAAACCTTCGCGCAGCAGGTGCGCGAGATGAACGAGCGCCGCGAGGCCGGCCTGCCGCCGCCGAGCTGGATGCAAGCCCAGGCGTTGGCCCCGGATCAGACTGAGCCAACCGAATAGGACCCCACATGAACTATCCACAAATTGCCAGCCGGGTGCTGAACACACCCCTGTTGCTGGAGCCGGCCTATGCGCGCGTTTTTTTCAGTGCGCTGGGCTCCCGGCTCAACATCGCCGAACTCAAGGACGAGCAGGGCGCTATCGACATGGGCCAGAAGCTGCGGGTGGACGCCCGCACTTACAACAAGACGCGTACCAACAGCTGGGGAGTAGAGGAAGTCCTGTTCCAGGTGGTGGATGGCATTGCTCTGCTGGATGTGAAAGGCACCCTGGCCCACAAGTCCGGCTACCTCAAGCCGTACAGCGGTATGACCGGCTATGACGGCATCATCAACCGCTACGCAATGATGCTCGCCGAGAGCGACGTCAAGGGTGTGCTGATGGACATGCACACACCAGGCGGTGAGGTGTCCGGCTGCTTCGACACCGCCGACCGCCTGCGGCAAATGGCACAGCAAGCCGGCAAGCCACTGTGGGCCATGGCGTGCGATTCGGCCTGCTCGGCTGGCATGGCGCTGGCCAGCGCGGCAGAACGTCGCCTGGTCACCCAAACCGCCTACATGGGGTCTGTCGGGGTGGTGATGGCTCATGCGAGCTACGAAGACTACCTGGAGCAGGAGGGCATCAAGGTCACGCTCATCCACTCCGGTGCGCGCAAGGTCGACGGCAACCCGTATGAGGACCTTCCCGAGGAGGTCCTGAGCCGCTTTCAGGCCGATACCGACGCACTACGCCAACAGTTCGCCGAGCTGGTCGCCCGCAATCTGGGAATGACCAGCGAGGCGGTGCTGGCCACCGAAGCTGCGGTGTTCCGTGGCCAGGCGGCAATCGATGTCGGCTTCGCCCATGCCATGGTCAACGGGCATGAGGCAGTTGCCGAGTTCTCTGAATACCTGTCCACCCAGGGCAGGGTGACCACCCTAGGAGTCAAACGCATGGCTGGAAACACCCCCGCGCCGACTGCCGAAGCTGCACCGCCTGCCCAGGCGGGAAGCGAGGCACCGGCCGCAATCGACACCGCCGCCGCTGCCAGTGCTGAGCGCACTCGCGTGCAAGGCATCCTGCAGCATGCCGAAGCGCAGGGCCGAGGCAAGATGGCGGAGCACCTGGCCTTCAACACCAGCATGGGAGTTGAGGAAGCGGGCGCTCTGCTGGCTGCTGCGCCCAAAGAGCAGGCCGCCAACCTCGACGCCAGCACCGCGCTGGACAAGATGATGGCCGCCGAAGAACAGCCGAACCTCACCGCAGGTGCAGGCGACGCGAAACCCAACCTGGCCCGGGCTATTGCCGGAAGCTGGGCCCAAGCCACGGGAGCGAAAGTCTGATGGCCACCGTACAGCAACCCGTCGACAACTGGGTGACCGGTTCCGACTCTTACCAGACCACACTCGGCACCATCGCTGTTGGGCAGAACCTGGCGGAGAAGACTCCGCTCGGCCAGATCACCGCAAGCGGCAAACTGGTTGCCTGGGACCCTGCTGCAACAGACGGCTCCGAGGTTGCCGCATACATCACCGCCTATGCCGTTGACGCCCGTGCAGCCGAACAGCAGGCGCAGGTAATCAAATCCGGGACTTTCAACCCGGAGCAGGTCGTCTGGCCGGCAGGCACGACAGCCGCGCAGAAGCTTGCAGCCTTCGTCGGCACGCCGATCAGCCTGCAATTGCCCGTTTAAGGGCTTTCACCGCACCCATAGGGCCGCTCTAGCGGCCTTTTTTCATTCAGGAGACTGAACAATGGCCGCTGGCTACGATACGACCACCCTGCTGGGTGTGAAGGAACTTCTCCCGAAGTTCACCCCGCTGTTCCTGCAGATGTTCTTCCCAACCGTTGCCACCTTCCCCACCGAAGAGGTGGCGTTCGACAAGATCAAGAAGGATCGTCGTCTGGCGCCCTTCGTCTCGCCGTTGGTATCCGGCCGGCCGAGGCGCGAGCGCGGTGGCTTCCTCACCACACTCAAGCCGGCGTACATCAAGGAAACTGACGTGGTTCGTCCGACCCGCCTGATCAAGCGCCGCCTGGGTGAGGCCTTGAACGGCGAGATGAGCGCCGCACAGCGTCACGATGCCGTTGTCGCCGATCTGCTGGTCGAGCACGAAGAGAACATCGTGGCGCGCGAAGAGTGGATGGCCGTTCAAGCCGTGCTGTACGGCAAGGTCACCATGGAAGGGCCAGATCACCCGCCCGTCGAGGTCGATTACGGGCGCAGCCCGGAAAACCAGGTGATTCTCGCCGGTGCGGCGAAGTGGGACGCGGTCGACCCCGAGACCTACGACCCCACCGACGATATCGAGGACTGGGCGAGCGAGACCACCGGCCCGGCTGGTGTGCTGATGATGGGCAAGGGTGCCTGGCGCCTGTTCAGCCGCTTCAAGGCGGTACGTGACAAGCTGGAAACCCGCCGTGGCAGCACGTCGCAGTTGGAGCTCGGGCCGCAGCTTGAAAAGGAAGTCATGCGTAAGGGGTTCTTCGGAGAGTTCGAGATCATCGTCTACACCGGCAAGTACACCAGCGACGAAGGCGAGAAAGTGAGCTTCATGCCGGAGTTCGGTGTGCTCGTCGCCCCCTCCAGCGCAGACAACGTGATGGCCTACGGCGGCATTCAGGACGCCAAGGCCAACGCCAACGGCATCGCAGAAGCCACGCGCTATCCGTCCAACTGGTTCACCGACAACCCCAGCGTCGAGTGGCTCCAGACCCAGACCGCGCCGGTGCCGGCGCTGTTCGACGCCGACGAGTTCACCTTCGTCATCGTGGCCTGACCGGCTCCCTCACCACTGAGGCGCGCGATCGGCGCGCCGTCAGGAGAATACTCATGGCAAAGCAATACATCGTGAAAACCACCGTGCACGGGCTGGCCAAAGCGGGTGGCAAGAAGGTAGTCATCAAAAGCTCGCCGGAACCGCAGGATGTACCCAGCGGCCTGGTGAAAGAGCTCCTCGAGCGTGGCGTGATCGAAGAGTACGAAAGCAAAGCGAAGGGCAAGTCCGCTGACACCGCTGATGACGAAGATGCTGGTGCTGGTGCTGGTGCTGGGGCTGGTGCTGGTGCTGGTGAAGGCGACGGCGCGAGCGGCGACTGATCATGGCCAGCGACTTCGACCGCATCATGCAGCGTGCCGATACCACGCTGTTCCGCGTGTTCGGTGAGGATCGCGGCTCTTGCGGGCCTACGTACACCGCCCCGGACGGCTTTGCCCGTCCGGTTCAGCTGGACGTCATCCTCGGCCGTGACGTCGAGGTCGCCGGCGCTGACGGCACGTTCCGCGTCGTGCAATGCCTGGTAGAAATTAGGCTATGCCAGTTGGGCAAACCCAAACGGGGCGGTCGGCTGAACCTGGCGGAAGGCGAATTCATCCTGGATGAGCCACTCGGCACCGACGGAATCGTCGAGCGTTGGGCGTTGCTCCCTGCGAGGTAGCGATGGCCGGTTACGATTCAGTCCGCGTCGAATACAGCGACGCTGGCCGGTTCGCCGGCCGGCTTGATGAAATGCCGGTCAAGCTCAGGCGGGCGATTCAGTTGGCGCTGAATACGGTAGGCCGGCGCACCCGAACGCGTAGTTGGCGTGCGATCCGGGATGAGATCAATCTCAAGCCCAGCTACATCCGCGACGAGGTCAATTTCATTCCCGCTACGCCGGAGCAATTGCGCGTCATCATCTTCGCTCGTAAGCGCGGGGTCACGCTCAGCCAGTTCCCGCACCGTCAACTCTGGAAACGCGGCAAGTCGGGCAAGCGTGTCAGAGCCGGGGTGCGGGTCAGCATCAGTGCTGGTTGGACGGAGCTGAACGAGGGTGCGTTTATCGCCCCAATCGGCCCGGCTGGCGGGCTTATCGCCGAACGGGTCGCCAAGCCGCGCCTGCCGCTGGAGGTACTGCATGGGCCATCGCCTTCGCAGGTGCTCGGCAGCTTGCTCGATGACCTCGGCGCCGAAGCGTCCCGGGATCTCGGTGCTGAGACCGAGCGCCAACTCAACAGGGCGGACCTATGACGAACCCCATTCAACAGGCACATCAGGCGCTTATCGCGCGTCTCCAGCGTATTACGCCGGGGAATGGCTACTTGACCGATGCCGGTTTCAGGGTGCGCGAGGGTTGGCTCGAAGAGCTGCTAAGTGGTGACGAGGTAGCGTTTCCCTTCATCGCGGTGCAGCCAGACGAATACCCAGCTCCGCAACAGGGCCCCGGCTCACTGCAGGGCACGATTGGTCGTCGGGTAGTCGCTGCCGTGGATGGCTCATCGCCGGAGGGATACCTGGGGCAGCTTGACGCGCTTTACCTGGACCTGGCCGTTGCGCTGCAAGCATCGCCAAGCATGCCAAACCCTTGGGGGCGGCCGGGCCCCTACAAGGTCACACTCGGCGCTTCCCGGCCCTTCCCTCCGGGGAGTGGGCTTTCCGCCGGCACCCTTGTTTTCCCCGTGCAACTCCACGTCATCATCAACGGAGAGTAACTCCATGAGCAGCAAAGCCACGGTACCTGCCCAGCAGGTCGCCGAGATCTCGGTCGTCCTGGCCAAACCCCACACCCACCGCGGCGAGCATCTGAAAGCCGGGGTGAACATCAAAGTAACCGCCAAAGAGAAAGCCTGGCTCGAAAAGCGTGGCGTAATCGGCGGCCAATCGGAGGAAATGACTCATGGCTGATCTGCGCGGCGCGTTTCTGGGGGTCGGAAAGATCTATCTCGAGGACCTCGAAGATCCCAAAGGGCTGATCTTCATCGGCAACTGCAACTCGCTTACCTACGAGGCCACTCCTCAGGAGATCGAGGAACAGGACTACACCACGCCCGGCGGTGGCCTCGACGCATCCGTTCAGCGCATCAGCGCGCTTAACGTCACCTACAATGCCCGCCATTTCAAGAAGGACAACTTGGCCCGTGCGATGTATGGGGCTGCGTCTGACGTTGCGGCCGGCACTGTGACCAGCGAAGCGCACACCGCTCACCCCGGTGCCCTGATCCTGCTCGCCTACCCCGGCGCCACCGACGTTGAGGTCACCAGTGCAGACGGCCAAACCACATACGTGCTTGATACCGACTACACCCTGGACCCTGCCGGTTTTCCAGTCATCACCGAGGACGGTGCTATCACCGAAGCTACACCAGTCCTGGTGAGCTACAGCTATGCCAAGCACGCGACCATCCAGGCGCTGGTCAAGTCGGGCAAACGCTTCCGCCAGGTCTTCGTGGGCCTGAACGAGGCGCGCTCGGGCAAGCCGGTGGTCATCGAGGTGTTCCGTGTGAACCATTCTCCCGCTTCGCTGAGCTTCATTGGCGACGAATTCCAGGGCATGGAATTCACTGCGAAGGTTGAGAAGGATCAAACCAAGGTCGGCACCGGCATCAGCCAGTACATGGTGATCAAGGACGTGGAGTAAGCGCCCGAGCCCAAGCCCAGCCGTGTGCTGGGCTTTGGCGCGGGGGCTTTGGTAGATTGCCCCGAAAGGTACGGGAGGGACCCTTATGCGATGCCCAAGGTGCAGCTACGAACCAACAATGGCTGAAATGCAGCGCAGCTCAACTGACTGCGTCAGGTGCGGCGCGAACTACGCAACCTACCGTGCGCCGACGGCAGCTCAGCGCCTCGCCCGTGGGATGAAAGGTGCCAAGGCGGCGGTAGCCGAAGGTCGAGCCAAGCGTAGCGCCAATCTGTATTGCCCTCACTGCGGTTCGGTTAGCGGTGGTATCTCGCATACCCGTGGCTCGATGCTGGTGGAGTTGATCCTGTGGCTTTGCTTCCTAGCGCCGGGAATCATTTACAGCGTTTGGCGCATTTCGTCGCGGCAAACCGTCTGCCCGTCATGCTTCAGCCCTGATGTCATTCCCGTGGATTCACCGCGGGCACGGCGTGAGCTAGGCCGAGGCTGATCGAACCCACGTCTTTCAACCCGCTTCGGCGGGTTTTTTATTGCCTGGAGATTCATATGAGCGGGAGCGCGGTAGGTAAGTCGGTGATCAAGAAGGTCGGAGGCCGCAGTGTCGTCTGTAGCGAGCTGACCGTTGGGCAGGTACGTGGCCTGTTGCAGCAGAACAGTGGCGGTGACCTTTTGGACGAGCTGCTGCTCGAGGACGTGCGGCTGGCTGACTTGCCGATTTTTACCGGCCTACCAGCTGAGGAGCTTGAGCAGATGCTGCCCAGCGACCTTGATGTGCTTGTTGAAGGCTGCAAGGAGGCCAACCCCAGTTTTTTTCGCATGCTGGCCAAGCTGGCCAGTCTGCAGAAAACGGCCTGAAAACGCTTGACGATGTGGCATGCCGGCTGGTCCGGCTGGGCCACCATGGTGTGTGGGGCTATCCGTGGTCGCTGTTCCTGCAGGCACTGAAAGGGTGACGTATGACTGACGTAGAACTGCGGCTGGTAGCGGATGTTGAACAGGCGACGAAGGGGATCAGTGCATTCAGCAAGCACTATCAGGAGCTCGTTCGCACCCTGGCCCAACCGCTGAAGAGAATCAATGCGCTGCGGGAGTTGGAAGACGATCTCGAGCGAACTGGGGAGCAGTCGCGGCAGACGCGCGAGCTGGTTCGCAACCTCGGGAATGAGCTGGCGCGACAAGCCGAGCCGAGCAAAGAGCTGTCGGCCGCCTATCGCAGCGCGGTGAGTGAGCTGCGTCGGCTGGAGCGGGCTGAGCAAAGCGCGCGGGCCGAACTTGCTAACCGACGTCGTGAGCTGCAAGCAGCTGGCGTTGACACGCGGAACCTCGCCAGCGAGCAGCAGCGCCTTGCTCGTGAACTGGAGACTGCGACAGCGGGTGGCCGCAATGAGCAGGCAGTAGCCGGCATCCGCGCCCGAGCCGCGGCACTGGCACAGGTCGCCCGTGAGCAGCGCTTGGCGAACGTGGAGGCGGCCCGCTCCGATCTGGGCGTCAATCGTTATCGCCAGCTCCAATCCGAGCTTCAGCGTTTGCGCAGCCAGTACCAGCTCCTGCGCACCTCCGGCAATCTGACGACCCAAGAGTTGGCGTTGGCCCAGCGGACCATGACTGCCCGTGTGCGTGAGACCCAGCAGGCGCTGCGGGAAATGAACGCCGAGCAGCGAAGCGGTGCTGGTGCATTGTCAGGCATCGGCCTGCTGGCCGCCGGTTACGGTCTGGCTCGCGGGCTGCGCGGTGTCACCAACACCGCCGATCAATGGGTCGAGATCGATGACCGTATTCGTCTCGCGTCCGAGTCACAGGCCGAACATGCGCAGGGCATGGAGCGCTTGCGTGAGATCAGCGACCGCACCTACACGGACATGAAGAACAATGCCGAGCTCTACATCGGCTCGCTGTCGGTTCTGCGTGGCCGCGGCTTCTCCAGTGCAGATGCGTTGGGCCTGACCGAGGCAATCGGCCTCGGGCTGGTAGCCAGCGCCGCGAAAGGGGAGCGCGCGGCTTCGGTGATCAACCAGCTGAACCAGGCGCTGCAAGATGGCGAGCTGCGAGGCGACGCCTTCAACTCGATGATCCGCAACACGCCCGCGCTGGCGGACGCCATGGCGCGTGGGCTCGGCAAGACGCGCGAGCAACTGGCCGCCATGGCGAAGGATGGCGAGCTCACTACCGACGTGTGGGTGCCAGCCCTGATCGGCCAGGTTGATAGCCTCGGCGATTCCGTTGACGGCATGCAGGTAACGGTAGGCGATGCACTAACCAGGCTGAACAATGCCTGGGAGGAGTCGATCGGCAAGGCCGATACACAGCCGCTCATCAACGCCATCGAGGGGCTCACGCAGGTAATCTCCGATCCGGTCGTCATGGAGAACCTGGTCGCTCTGGCGGGCGCTTTGGTCACCTTGGCCGCCACTGCCGCCGAAGGCGGCTCCGAGTTCGTGGACCTGGGCAAACGCATCGGCTTCATCGCGGCGAATGCAAGCGGCGCTGTCACCGAACTGGATCGCATCGACCAGCAGATCAAAGACATCGACCGCAGCATTGCGGGCACCGGCCTGAACCGGACGCTCGCCAGCATGTGGTATTCGAAGGAAGACCTGCAGGCACAACGTCAGGCGCTGGTTTCGCTGCGCGAGCTGCTTTTAACCGAGCAGACCGGCATGAACGCCGAGCAGCGTGCCCTGGAGCAGCAGGCGACCGAGGACGCCAAGCGGCAGCAGGCTGAAAAGCTGGCCGATTACCGCCGGTACATTGGGGAGCTGGGGCGACTGCAGGCTGAGCAGGTGAAAGCGTCCGAAACCGCTGCGAAAAAGCTGGCCAGCGACGAGAAGAAAGCGCTCAGCGACATTGAGAAAGTCCGTAACGATCGCTTGAAGATCGAGCAGCGTTACCAGGAAGCGCTGGCTGGCTTGGGCGGCAGTGGGGAGGCCTCCTACGGAGCTGCGCAGGCTCTCAAGGTTGGCGCAAAGCAGGCACTGAGTGCCGGCGATGTCGCTGGTGCGCAGCGACAGGCTCAAGCCGCGCTGAAGATGCTCCAGGATCTCGCCGCGGCTGGTGGGAACACCTACGGTTTCGAAGGGTTCATCAAGGAACTGCAGGCGATCGAACTGGCCGCGAACGACATTGAGCAGACCAACGCAGAGGCCAAGCTTCAGGCCATCCGCGGCGAGATCGCCTCGCTCGAGGAACAGGCCAAGCAGCTGAAGGACATTTCGGTCTCGGTGAAAACCGACGAGTCGACCATCGAGCAAGTGCGGTCGCAGATCCAGGCACTGGCGCAACAGCTCGGCCAGACCGAGATCGTGATGCCGGTACGCCTGCAGATGCCGGATACGAGCGGAGCAGCGGCCACTTCACCGACCACACCCGGCTTCTCCGGCGGTGGCTGGACCGGGCCGGGCGGCAAGTACCAGCCGGCAGGCATTGTCCACGCCGGTGAGCATGTGCAGCCGCAGGAGGTAGTGCGCGAGCCTGGGGCGTTGGCCTTCCTTGAGCGAATTCGTCGCAACGGCTTTCGCGCCACGCTGGATCAGCTGCGGTTGCGCGGCTACGCCAACGGTGGGCCCGTCGTGCCGGTTCCGCGCTTCGTGCCGAATGTTCCGGCGCCGAGCCCGGCGCTGCTGGAGGCGGCTGCTGGGCTGCAGTTTCCGCACCTCGGGCAGGTCGATCTCAGCCTGGGTGGTGCCTCGTACACGATGTATGTCGAGCGCGAGGTGGCCAGCGAGCTGCGCCTCGCGGCGAGGAAGATCGGCCGCACCCATCGCTGACCAAAGCCCCGCACCTGCGGGGCTTCTTGTTTCTGGAGTCTTGAATGTCCCCACCACGAATCATGCTCGGCGGCGTGCCGATCGTGCTGCATGCCGGTGCGCCCGAGGAAAGCATCGGCCCGATTGGCGGGAGCACCGTGCTGCGCATGAGTGACGGCGCCGGCGTAAAGATGCAGCACTGGAAGAAGTCGGCCGGCAGCATTTCCGGTACCGGCTGGATGCCGCCAGGCCTCGCGGGGCTGGATTTTTCCCAGCCGCTGGAGCTGCGCAGCACCAAGACGCTGAGTCACGTTGGTCCGGGCCCGACCTTCACGTTGCTCGGCACACCTCGGCCAGACGTTGCGCCCTGGGCGCAGGCGCTGATCGGTGGGCGGGATTGGGTACGGGTGCCGTGCTCGTTCGCGGATGGCGTGGTCACCGTGCCCCCAGTGCCCGGCGCGACGCTGTATCAGGCCTGCTACATGCCGGTGTTCTCGGTGTTCGCCGAGGACCCACAGGAATCGCAGTCATCAGGTACGGCCACCCATAGCTGGTCCATCCCCTGGGAAGAAGCCTAAATGCTCAACGCCTCGCCACTCAACGCCGTGCCGCTGAATGGTCTGGCCGGTGCCGCTGCAGAACCCGAATACGTCGTGCGTGGACAGTCGTTCGTGTGGGCGCTGCGCGTGTTGGTGGGCGGCGTGAACCGCACGGCGCAGCTCACCGGCAAGGTGACCGTCGACCGGGAAGAGGGCGCTGCGGGCATCGCTGGCTTCGATCTGTTCATCGCGCCAGGCGTCGCCGTAGTGCCTCCGGACTGGAAGGGCCGGGCGGTGTCGATCGACTACATCAGCACGAGCCAGGGCGAAACGACCGAGGCGCGCAAGTTCACCGGGCAGATCAGTCGTGCTGACTGGAACCCGGTCAATCGCATCCTGACCTGCGAATGCTCCGACCAACTGCAGCAGCGGGTCGAGGGCATGACGATTGCGGCTATTGATGCGCTGGTCGGCGGGCGATGGTCGGAAGATCTGTTCGAGCCGGTCGAGGGCCGCAGCCATTGGGACTATGCCAGCGAGCGCATGAGTACGCGCACCGCCAGCCTGGACTGTTCGGCTTACGGCGATCTGCGCGTGACGAACTGGTATGCCACGGCACCGCATTTCGTGTTTGGCCCGGGCACAACGCTCTATCAGCAGATCGACCTACAGCAATCCGACCTTGAGGCGACGACAAACCGCGTCGAGATCGAATTCAGCTACCGCTATCAACGCCTCTGGCAGCTGAACGAGGGCTACAGCTGGACTCACGTCAACGCGGGCGGCGGCCAGAGCGGGTTCTGTAACTGGCGGGTATGGGCGACCGAGCTGCCTGACACGGACATGATCGCCAGCGCCGTCTCTGGAAGCGGCCAGCAACTGCTCGGTGGCGTGGGCGGCTACAAGCTGCCGCTGTCCATGGCCAACCCGTGCGGCGATGGCCAGGGCTGGGTCAACACCTTCGACAACCTCTGGCTGTCGGCTTCGTTCACCGGTGCCAGGCGCTGGGTGCAGAGCGTAACCGAGAGCTACAAGCTGGTGCTGTCCACCGCTGCCGGTGAGTCAGAGCTGACGCGCATCGTTCAGCGCGCGGGCTATACCGTGTCGATCGAGCGCGATCAGGCAGAGAGCTGGGGCAGCGATCCGATCCGCGGTGGCGGAACGGGTAGTCAGGACCTATCCGACGAAGTCCGGCGCAGCAATGCGATTGCAACCGCGCTGCGTATTGGTCAGGCGAAGATTGTCGGCGCTCACCGGGAGACGACGGTTCCCTGGGATGTCCCGACCAGCATGGCGATGGGCATCGACCTGTGGCACACGCTTGAAATCGCCGACCAGGGCGTTCATGCGGTCGGCAAATGCCGGCGCATCGTCCACCAGTTCGATCTTGGCAGCGGTGAAGCGATCACCTCTCTGAACATTGCGATCATGCGCGGCGGCGGCGCCAGTGACGCGTTGGCTGTCCCTGCGCAGCCAGATACCAGTCTTCCGCCGTTTACGTCGTCGGCTCAGTTGCTGCTGGGCACCCAGCTCGGCGGCCGCCAGGTTGACCCGAACACGGGCTTCCCCATCGGTCCGTATGACGAAGACCGGCCAGGCTTCTCGGGCAACTACGACACGAACGACAACATGCCAGCGGAGTTTTACCCGCGCCGATTCCTGATCGAGTCGCGCGAGATCGGTGCTGAGTATCGCGACGAGCGCACCGCCTTGGCCGAAGCGTTCTATCGCATCGGCATCCCCAACGATTTGCTGGAGCTATGACCATGACCAATGAGGAACGGCGCCGCGCCTCCGGTGCGGCCATGGAAGCGAGCCGCCGCGGAAGTGGTGTTGCGATGGAGGCGAGCCGGCGGGCTAGTGGTGCAGCCATGACCGCGCGCCGCACCGGCAAGAGCGTGGCCGACGATATTCAGTCCCTCGTCCAGCCGCCCCGGCAGGCCAGGCCGCTGCCTCGCATCGATCCGGTTGGCTCGCTGCCGCCGCAGCGCGGCCTTGGCACGTCGCCAGGCCCTGGAGCCGGCGGCGCCCCCGGAGGCGGCATTGCCAGCCCGCTGTCAGAGGTTCCTGAGTCGCGGGTGTACTACACCGAGGCTCAATCGCAGTCGATCTATTCAAATGACTACTTGTTGAGCATGGAAGTCCTACCGCTGAAGTCGCTGTTTATGACCGATGCGACTGGCGCTGCTGTGCAGATGAACTTCGCATTACCGGTGAGGGCAGTCTGATGTTCGATTCCCCGCTTGAGGAGTCGATGCCCGGGCAGGTTCTGCGTTTTGGGCTTGGGTATCACGGCTTCGTTGAGTTCCCGACACTTCAGTCGAAAACCTCCTGCCCAGGCAACGAGGTCAAGCTGACAACCTATAACGGAATGACGCTTTATCCGTTCCCGGCCGGCGTGACCTTTCCGCGCCGGACCGCCGAGAGCGCGGTTCTGTTCCGTGATCCTCGGGCGATCGATTTGCCCGGCGACGAGGAGGGTGCCACGGGTCGTGACTGGCGCCGATATGCAGTGATCCAGACCAATGGCATCAGAACAGGTGCTATGCCCGGAGAGCCCACGTACAACTATGCGCTGCATACGCCGACGCGGAATGTCCTGATCAACGTCTCTTTGGCCGTTTGCTTGGTGATGAAGACAAAGATCATCGCCCGGCGGTCATCGCCCGTCAGCTCCGAAAGCTATCCGATCACCGGGCCATCACTGGGCAATAGTTCGCTGTTTGCGGACGCAGTCCCGAGTGGCGCGAGGGCACTGTACTGCAGTCCAGGCAGCTGGCTGCGTGAGCTGGTCATTACCGGGGATTACCCGGCCATCAAACCCGTTAGCTCGAATGTCGTGGCTCAAGGTGAAACCATTGCAACATCCGAGACCGGGACCGCGATTTACGACGTAGGCAATTGGGAGTTCGGCGCCTTCGCCAGCGGCATCACCGAGGGCAATTACAGCATCATCGTGATTGATCGCGCCGATACCGGCGCACCGTTTCCGGAAGGCCACATCTTCAAGTTGCCGTACTCGGGCCAGCGGTCAACTACTCGCCGGCGCGTGGTTGGCGGGTACTACGACGGCGAGCGCATTGCCCAGATCTGGAGCGAGGACGAATATCGCGATGTCTATTCGCGTACCGCTTCATGGGGCGTCACCAGCCAGATCGTGACGAACGATGGCGCACAGGTTTCATCCTTCCTCAATGAGACCAACAACTTCGAGTCGACGAGCAGCGTCGCGCTTATCCAGGACGGCGCAAGCGTGTCGAGGTTCGAGATAAAGGCGGCCAGCGAGAGCACCCAGAACAGAACCTGGACATCCGGGGCCGGGTCGTTTTCCGGGACCGGCGGCTCTGACTCGTCCAACACCAGCGATCGCAGTTTTTCGGTGAGGCTGGATGGGGCAAACGTTATCGCGGCCTTCCCGGGTGACTGGGAGCAGGTCGGCGGCGGCAGCTATGGTTCGTTTCCGCTTCAAGACCGATCTGCGCCATCGGGAACGCAGATTCGCCTGCAGATCAACGTCGGCGTTTACAGCTACTCCATGCAGCTCAAATGCCTGCGCGTTGAGGTGATCTATACGCGCCGCGTTTCAGATGTCCTCGTTGAAACGCGGGCGGCCTACTTCTACGGCAACGCCTGCTGCAGAGGCAATGTCGACGGTGGCGTTTACTCCCCGGCGAGCGGCGGAACGCTCTACGGCTCAGCCGACCCACTTACTGGCGAAATACGCCGCAACTATCCATACCCAGTCACCTGGTGCTGACCATGCAGACCTACGTAAATAACTGGCTCCGGGAGATCACCCTGGCGCAGGGGGCTACGTCGTGCCCGCTCGATCTGCCTGATGGCGAGTACCGGCTGACGCTGGCTGACACGGCCGGCACCGAGTGGGAGATCGTCGACGCAACCGTCGCGAATGGCGTCGCCACCCTAGTGAGGGCGCGAGAAGGCACAGCGGACCAGCTCTGGTCACTTGGCAGTGTCATCTACAACGCCATCACGGCGGAGCAGGCGATGTACCTCATGCAACAGGCGCGACAGGTCCCCATCTTGCAGCAGCTGCTTTCCGACCTCGCCGCGCGTGTTGAAGAGCTCGAACAGGGCCAGGGCGTGGATGGCGCCTTGGCCGACGAGTTGGGAAATGAGTTGGTCGATGAGTCCGGTTACAACCTGGTAGGAGAATGAATGCAATGGCTATTACGCAACACACATATTCAGGGAATGGCTCGCCAGAAGTGACCGGCATCGGCTCCGCCGCAGCGATTGGTAGCCACTACACCGATCTCGATACCGGCGACTTCTATCTCCGCGTAAGCGATCCGGGATCAGGTGGGCGCTGGCAGCAAATGATGTCCGTAGTGGTGGCGGAGACGGTAGACGATATCAACTACATGACCCCTGCCGGGCCGATGTTCGTTATGTCGCCAAACGGCGACATACATGTGTCGCGAGTCATTAACGGGGTGTGGTCCTGGCACCTGCTGGCGGCGACGCCGACGTAGTTGACTGCAAGTTTATCCATTCGACACGGTAGCTGCCCTGAATCAGTCATATCCGGGGTGTGGATGTGTGATCGAGCGCGCCAGTCATTGGCCAAAAATCCGGCAGGATCGTCGCTTAATCCATTTGCAAAGGGAATTGCAATGCGCGCGTCTATCAAACGCATCCTCACGGTGGTCGCCTTCGGCACGTCGTGTTCGATGGCAGGCTTCTATATCGGCATCAATCAGGCGTACGACCATATTACGGAGGATTTGGCGGCGATGATCGAGTCGGCTGTGTGTTCGATGCCGCAGGTCTCAGAGCTGCTTTCCCTGTAACCCCGGGCGCCTGCGGTGAGCTAAAGCGCTTCAAGGCGCAGGGCTTCAGCCAATAGCTGATTGGCCAACCTTTCCAATTCTCGCATGGCGGCCAAACGGTCAGCTGGCCTGATCTCTGCCTCAGCAAAGTCGATTTCTGTGGGCACGGCATCACGTATCGCCTGCGCTGCCCAGCCGGCCGCGAAAGCCTGAACACTCGCTTTGACCATTGAAACCCCTCGGCCCGCCACGTGCGGGCTTTTTTGTGCCTGGAGGAAAGATGCAGAGCAACGAACCCAAGTGGGTGATTGAGGCCCGCAAGCTGATCGGCCTGCACGAGGTGCATGGCCCTGATCATAACCCTGAGATAGTGCAGATGTGGCGGGACATCAAGCGCGGAGGCATCAGGGACGACGAGACGCCATGGTGTGCAGCGTTCGTCGGAGCGATGCTTGAGCGTGTCGGAATCCGTTCCAGTCGATTCGAAAGTGCCCGTTCGTATCTCGACTGGGGACAACACCTGGCGCTTCCGGTGTCGGGCTGCATCGTGGTGTTTACTCGCCAGGGCGGTGGCCATGTCGGCTTTGCAGTTGGTCGCGATAAGGTCGGCAATCTACTGATTCTCGGCGGTAACCAGTCGGACGCCGTGAACATCAAGGCATTCCCAGTTGCGCGCGTAACTGGCTATCGCTGGCCTGCAGGTGTGCCTGTAATCGCTGAGCCCTTATCCCTGTTCAACGCCGAGCGTTCGGAGCGTGAGTCGTGATCGCCTCGCTGGTTGAGCGCTCGACCATCTACGGGCTGCTGGCCGCGCTGTGCTTCACGGCTGGCTGGAAGGTGAACGGTTGGAGGCTGGGGGAGGGTATCGCTCAGCAGCAGGTGGAGACGGTTAAGGTCGTTCGAGTGATCGAGCGCAAGCAGCAGTTGATCGCCGATACAGAGGGGTACAAGGGCCATGAAGAACTTGAGGGTTTGCGCCGCGCTGCTGATCGCGCCGGCGTTACTGCTGCAGGGCTGCGGGTCGAAGCCAGTCGACTCGCCACTCAGCTCGCTAACTGCAATGCCGGAACTGCCGGCGAGCGCCAGGCAAGGGCAGACGCCGCCGCAGTGTTTGCCGACGTGCTTGGAGAATTGGAATCAGAAGGCCGAGCAATGGCGGAAGCGGCTAGCCGCGCCCGCAGCGCAGGGCTCACCTGCGAGCGCGTCTACGATGGAGTGAAGCGGGGCGCTAGTAGCAATAGGGATTAGCGCCTTTATCGGAACAGTTTGTCCTGCTTATCCATAACAATCACTTAACTCTCGAGTCGTCCGCTATTAATGCGGCCGCTGCTTTTTGTTTAGCGCGGCGCGCAAGCATGTTCAGCACTTCGACCCCGGCAGAGAACGCCATTGCAGCATAGACATAGCCCTTGGGTACATGGGCGCCAAAGCCTTCCGCAATAAGAGTCATGCCGATCATCAATAGGAAACCAAGCGCGAGCATTACGACGGTAGGGTTCTGGTTGATGAAGTTAGCAAGCGGGTTGGCAGCCACCAGCATAACGGTGACTGCAACGATGACAGCGATAACCATGATCTCGATGTGATTGGTCATGCCGACGGCCGTAATGATGCTGTCGACTGAAAACACAAGATCCAACAGCAGGATTTGACCGATGGCCGCGCTGAATCCTAGCGTTGCACCGCGCTCAATGGGCTTTCCCTCAAACATGTCCCCACCGGGCGTAGGGTCCATGCTGTGGTGGATCTCTTTTGTTGCTTTCCATAGCAGGAACAGGCCGCCTGCAATGAGAATCATGTCTTTCCAAGAGAATGCATTACCGAAAACCTCTATAACCGGCTCGGTGAGCTGGACAATCCAAGCTACAGTGCCAAGCAGGCCTAACCGCAAAACGAGTGCGAGGCCGATGCCTATGCGTCTTGCGCGTTCGCGCTGGCTTTCAGGGAGCTTATTGGTGAGGATGGATATGAAGATCAGATTATCGATGCCTAGCACTACTTCCATCGCGATCAAGGTCGCCAGCGCAACCCAGGTTGTAGGTTCGAGAAAAAGCTGAATCGACGATTCCATGTAGGGCTCTCAGGAGTAATAGCGAACGCTGCGCCGCAGGGGCCAAGATTTGGAACAGGATATACTTGGAAGGTTGCCGCGCACCGCTGTTTTTCAGGATTATTTTAGTGGAGCGATAAGCTCCGATCCCTCATTGCGTACGTTCCCCACGGCTCGATCAACGGCGAACCACTCGAACGCCTCAACCGGCAGCGCCAGGTCGCGCACGATCTCCTCGGCGCGCTCCAGAGACAGGTCCGGTTCGATCCACTCCCGCGCCAAGTCTGCCTCGAGCACGACCGGGCGGCGATCGTGGATGTCCACCATGCCCTGGTCGCTGTTGGCGGTGATGATCACGAAGCCATCGCCGTCACGTTCGGTCAGACTGGTACGGTCCAGCTGGGCGAGCGCAGCGAACCATAGTGGCTCGCCATCCTTGCGGCGAATGTAATAGGGCTGCTTCTTTTTCGGGTCCGCAGGGTCTTTCACCCATTCGTACCAGCCATCCGCAGCAACCAGTGTTCGGCCGGTGGCCCAGATGTCCCGGAAAAACCGGCTGGTCGCTGCCGTCTCGACGCGGGCATTGATCGCGGGCGGGCGTTTGCCGACAGCCCAGAACGGTTGATAGCCCCAAGGCAGCTTGGCCATGCGCAGGCCCGTGTCTGTCTCGTAGAAGATCATCACCCGCGAACGCGGCGCGACGTTGTAGCGGTTGATCGGCTCCGGATCGATGCCGCCCTCGATGGGTTTGTCGTAGCGCAGCGCATTCAGGTACTCAACCGCTGTTCGGTACTGCGTGAATCGACCGCACATATCCCCTCCAGCCTGCTATCGGATGGCTGCCTCTCTTCATTGACCGCAAGATGCGCTCGCGGTTTACTGTACGCATATACAGTAATCGCAGAGTAGTATCATGCGCGCCACGATCCTCGGCCAGCTCGGCCCATCGTCAACATTCCTGCAGTACGTGGACACTCGTGTTCCGGCCGGCTTTCCTTCGCCCGCGGCGGACTATGAGGAGGTCACGCTCTCCATCGATGAGCTGGTCGACTTGCGTACGCCACACGTCTACCTGGTAAGGGTAGAGGGCCCCAGCATGGTCGGCGCCGGCATCTACGACGGCGATGTGCTCGTGGTGAACCGGGCGCTGGAGGCGCGCTCCGGGCAGATCGTCGTCGCCTACGTCGACGGCGGCATGACGGTCAAACGGTTGCAGGTGTCGCCGGATGGGGTGTGGCTGCAACCCGAGAACCCGGATTACCGATCGTTCCGCGTCACCGAGTCCCTGCACGTATGGGGCGTGGCCACTCACAATCTGCACCAGCTATGTTCGCGCTGATCGACTGCAACTCGTTCTACTGCAGTTGCGAGCGTGTCTACCGGCCATGGCTCGACGGCGTGCCGGTGGTAGTGCTGAGCAACAACGACGGCTGTGTGATCGCCCGCACCCGCGAGGCCAAGCGCCTAGGCATCCCCATGGGCGCCCCGTATTTTCAGTGGCGCGACCAGATGCGCGAGTGGGGCGTGGTCTGTTTCTCCAGCAACTACGAGCTCTACGGGCAGATGAGCGCCCGGGTGATGACGACGTTAGAGGGGATGTTTCCGCGGATCGAGGTGTACAGCATCGACGAGGCGTTCGCCGATCTGACAGGCGTGGCGGGCGACCTGGTGCCGCTGGGGCACGAGGCACGTGAGCGCGTGCTGCGCTGGACCGGTATACCGGTGGGCGTGGGAATAGGGCCGACGAAGACGTTGGCCAAGCTGGCCAACTGGGCGGCCAAGACCTGGCGCAAGTCCGGCGGGGTGATCGACCTGCGCGATGCGGAGCGGCGCGATCGGCTGTTGCGGATGACAGAGGTTGGCGAAGTGTGGGGGGTTGGCCGGCGGCTGACGGCCCGGCTGCGACCGCTTGGCGTTCAAACGGCCTGGGACCTGGCGCAGTACGACGCGGCATCGCTGCGCCGACAGTTCAGCGTGGTCTTGGAGAAGACCGCACGCGAGCTGCGCGGGATCTCCTGCCTCGAGCTGGAAGAGGCGGTTCCGCCGCGGCAGATGATCTGCTCCTCGAAGATGTTCGGCAGCCGTCTGCGCGACATCGCTCCAATCCGCGAAGCGGTTGTTGCCTACGTCACCAAAGCGGCCGAGAAGCTCCGTTTGCAGCAGAGCCTGGCCGGCGCTCTGCAAGTGGCCATCCGCACCGGCATGCACAACCCCAACCAGCCGCGCTACGCCAATGCCATCAGCTGCCCGCTGCCGTACCCGACTGACGATACTCGCGTGCTTGCTGCCGCGGCCGTGCGCGGGCTTGAGGTCATCTACCGGCAGGGCTACGCCTACAGCAAAGCGGAAGTGCTGCTGATGGATCTAAGGCAGCGCGGCGAATTCACCGGCGACCTATTCGCCGCCGCCCCACGGCCAGGCGCCGATCGGCTGATGGCCGTGGTCGACCAGATCAACGCGCGCGAGGGCAGGGGTACGGTACGGCTTGGGCGCATCCCGGCGACTGCTGAGTGGTCGATGAAGCGGGAAATGATGAGCCAGCGGTATACGACGCGATGGGATGAGTTGATGGTGGTTAGATGA